TGAGTTTAGGGATGTAGATGCTCCAGGTGGATCATTGCAAAATTCTCTTATCCCATTGCCATTTAAAGAACCTTCTCAAACTTTATACGGTTTGCTAAAAACTTTAGAAGAAAATGGCAGAGGATTTGCTGCAATAGCTGATTTTCCATACAAAGAAGTAGATAAAAATGCTCCTGTAGGTACTACAATTGCTAATTTAGAGCAAGGAACAAGAGTAATGTCAGCCATACATAAGCGTTTACATTACTCACAAAAGACCGAATTTAAGCTGTTAGCACGTCTATTTAGCGAGTATTTACCTCCTTCTTACCCATATATGACTGCAAATGGGGATCAACAAATAAAACAAAAAGATTTTGATGAAAGGGTGGATATCGTACCAATTAGTGATCCTAATATTTTTTCTATGGCTCAACGCATTGCTTTAGCACAAACAGAGTTACAATTAGTTCAATCTAATCCAGCAATACATGGTCCTAATGGATTGTATGAATCTTACAGAAGAATGTATTCCTCACTTGGTCTTAATAATATAGATGAAATATTGCCTAGACCTCCTAAACCACAGCCCTTAGATCCAGCTAAAGAAAATGCTGCAGCTATGAAAGGTGGAAAACTTCAAGCTTTTCCACAGCAAGACCATGATGCTCATATTAAATCTCACATGGCCTTAATGGGTACACCAGCACTTAATGCAAATTTAGATTTAGTTGCTAATATTCAATCTCACATTTATGACCATATGTCGTTTAAGGCGAGAGATATGGTTATGCAAAAGATGCAACCAGAGATACAATCTTTGCAAGAACAATATCAAGGTCAAATTCCACCAGAAATTCAAGAACAATTACAGGCTAAAATTGAAGAATATACTGCTCAAGAAATTGCTGGTTTAAGTGAATTATTTACTCAAGCTATAGAGCCAATGGAAGGACCGGATCCTTTAGTTGCTCTTCGTCAGCAAGAAATTAATTTAAAAGAATCTGATATGGAAAGAAAAAATGAAGAGTTTCAACAGAGATTACAACACGATATTACTTCTGATGAAGCAAATGCTCAAGTTGCTATGGATAGAGTTGATGTTCAGGAAAAGGCAATTGAAGAAAGAACAAGAGTTGCTGAAGAAAGAATTGCTGCTCAAAGAGAAAAATTATACTTGGATAAATAATGGCAAAAGCTATAGCCAGAACAACAAAAGGCAAAGGAGCCAACTACAGACCCACTAAGTCTGGTGCAGGCATGACAAAGAAAGGTGTTGCTGCCTACAGGAAAAAGAATCCTGGCTCTAAATTAAAAACTGCTGTTACCGGTAAAGTTAAAAAAGGTAGTGCTGCTGCAAAAAGAAGAAAGTCTTATTGCGCAAGATCAGCGGGTCAGTTAAAAAGAAGTAGTGCTAAAACTAGAAATGATCCTAATTCTAGGATTAGACAAGCAAGAAGAAGGTGGAAGTGTTAAATGGCTAATAAAAAAAATAAAAAAACTGTTAAGAAAGTAATTACGGGTTTAAAAAAAGCAAGTGCCTTGCATAAGAAACAAGCTAAAAGTTTGTCTGCACTTAAATTAAAAAACGGTGGAAGAGTTAAAAGGAGAAAATAATGAGTCTGGTAGAAAATATTAACAAACGCAAAAAGGCAGGAAAATCTAGATCTAAAAAAAACAGCACTGTTTCACGTGAAGCATACGCAGATATGAAATCTGGTTGGAAGAAAAAGAAAAAGAAAAAAACTACTAAAAAGAAAAAAACCACAAAGAAAGCATAATGCCATTAAAAAAAGGTAAATCTAAAAAAACTATAAGTAGTAATATTAGTAAATTAAATAAAGAAGGTTACAAAGGTAAGCAAGCCGTAGCCATTGCGTTAAGTCAAGCTAGAAAATCTAAAAAGAAAAAAAAGAAAAAGAGAGCTTAGTTTACATTTAAAAGTTTTTGGTTGACAAGTGTAAACAACAACCCCATATATATGTTATGTTTGATTACGACATTTATCAACGTGTTCTTAGGTTAGTCAGAGAGAGGCAAGAAGACCTAAGAACACAAGCAGAAACTGGAGCTGTAAAAGATTGGTCAATGTATCAAAACATAGTAGGACAGTTGCAGTCCCTGGCATATGTAGAATCTGAAGTCCAATCACTATTAAAAAGATTGGATGGAGATGATGAATAAAAAACTTTTAGTACCTGATTCTTATGTAGGTAAAAAAAATAAAACTAAAGACAATGTAGGATTTGAATCTGCTTGGGTAAAATCTGACGAACGATTTTTAGATCCCTCAAAAATAAAACTATCTTTAAAACAAAGGCTTCCTAACCCTACTGGTTGGAGAATGCTAGTTGTTCCTTATCAAGGAAAGCAAAAAACTGATGGAGGCATTCATATTCCAGATCAAATAAGGGAAAAAGAAGCTTTAGCTACATCAACAGGTTATGTTTTAAAAACAGGACCTGGTTGCTATCAAGATAAAAATAAGTTTCCAGAAGGGCCTTATTGTAAAGAAGGTGATTGGGTTCTTATAGCAAGATATGCTGGAACAAGAGTTAAAATGGATGATTTTGAAGTTAGAATTTTAAATGACGATGAAATTTTAGCAACAGTTTCTGACCCAACTGACGTAAAAAATTTTTAGGAGAAAAAAATGGAAGAAAATGAAGAAGTAATTTCAGAAGAAGAAATAATAGATATTGATGTAGAAGCTCAAGAAGAATCAACGGCTGATGCTTTAGATATAAAAGAAGATTCTGATGAATTAGAAGAAATAAAAAAAGACCCTTTATCTGAAAAAGAATTAGATAAAAGAAAAAATAGCGCTCAAGACAGAATTAATTCTTTAACTAGAAAAAGAAGAGAAGCTGAAGAAAGAGAAGCTGCGGCCCTTCAGTATGCTGAAGCAATGAAGAAAAAAGCTGAAGATGCAGAAAGAAAAAATAGTACAGTTAATCAGGGTTATGCTGTAGAGTTTGAAGGAAGAGTTGCTAGTCAAGAAGATCAGGCTAAAAAAGCTTTAGCTGATGCTACTGAAATAAATGATCCTATGAAAATAGCTGAAGCTACTTCTGCTCTTGCTAAAGTTGAGATTGAAAAAGAAAGATTAAGGGTTTATAAAAATAAATCTAGAAGACAACCAGCTCAAAAAGAAAATTTTGTTCCTTCTGCGCAACCAGCTCAACAACAATATCAGGCACCTCCTCCACCAGACCCTAAAGCTACAAGTTGGGCTGAAGAAAATTCATGGTTTGGTGAAGACAAAAACGTAACAGCTGTTGCAATGAACATTCATAATGATCTTATAAATCAAGGTTTTGATGGATCTACTGATGGTTATTATGAAGAGTTAAATAAACAGTTAAAACCTTGGGTTTCTGCTGCTGGATATGATCAAGGAGAAATTGTCTCGACCAAGCCAGCAACTGTAGCCCCAGTTAATTCTGGAAGAGGAGTTGCAAAAAAACAAAAATCTGTTAAATTAACAAGGTCCCAGGTAGAAATAGCAAAAAGACTTGGTGTACCTAAAGATGAGTACGCAAAAGAATTATTAAAACTACAAGGGAATAGGAGCTAAATATGGCTAAAAATGAAATTATCGATGAAACTGTGGCTACTGAAGCAGCAAACAGATCTTCACGGGAAAAAGACACAAGAAAAGCTTCAACTCGCCCTGTGCAATGGCGCCCCGCTAATAAATTGCACGCCCCGGATGCTCCAGACGGATTTATTCACCGTTGGATTCGAGCGGAAACTTTAGGACAAGAAGATAAATCTAATGTCCATCGCCGACTCCAAGAAGGATTTGAATTAGTAAGAGCGGATGAGTATCCAGATTCGGATTTACCGGTTTCTGATGGCAAACACGCAGGTATTATTGGCCTCGGAGGTTTGTTGTTAGCTCGATTCCCAGAGGAATTTAAAGAGCAAAGACATGCATATTATAATGCAAGGTCAGGACAACAAATGGAAGCAGTTGATAATGACTGGATGAAGGATAGTAATCCTTTAATGCCAAAAGACGCACCGGAAAGAAGAACACAAGTATCATTTGGTCAACCACGAAACAATAACAATAAATAATTATTGTTTCATCAACTAAAAGGAAAAAAACATGGCAAATCAAGACGCCCCCTTTGGTTTACGTCCGATTAAAATGGTAGGCGGCGGTGATTTCACCGGCGGTCAAGATAGATTTACTTTAGCAAGCGGTTACACAACTAGCATTTTCCAAGGGGATCTTATAGAACCTCTAGCAAATGGCACAGTTGGAAGAGTACCTGCTGGTCAAACAAATCGTATTCTTGGCGTTTTTAATGGCGTTAGATATACTAACCCCACTACACAAACACCTACTTGGGCGAACACCTATCAACAACCTGTAGCAACAACAGACATACAGCCTTTTGTTATTACAGATCCAAACGTTGTATATGAAGTACAAGCTAACGCAGCATTCCCAACATCAGGATTATTTGCAAATTATGATATTGTAGATAATAACCCTGTTGGAAATAATACAGCTGGTATATCTCATGTAGAACTTGCCGTAAGTACAGGCGCGACAACAGTAGGACTGCCTTTAAAAGCAGTTCAAATTAGCACAGACCCAGAAAATGACGATCCGTCAACTGCTAATACTAATGTTCGTGTTATTATTAACAATTCAGTGTATTCCGCTGGAACAACTGGCGTATAGGAGGTTTAAATGGCTATATCACGCGCACAACTCGCAAAAGAATTAGAACCAGGCCTCAACGCNNTATTTGGACTTGAATATGCNAAATATGGTGACGAATCTAGGGAGATTTTTGAAACAGAATCTTCTGACAGAGCATTTGAAGAAGAAGTAATGCTCGTTGGATTCGGTAGTGCAGCCGAAAAAGCTGAAGGCGCAGGCGTCCAATATGACTCTGCTTCAGAAGCTTATACCTCAAGGTATACTCACGAAACAATCGCACTTGCGTTTGCTTTAACTGAGGAAGCTGTTGAAGATAATCTTTATGATCGTCTTGCAAACAGGTATACGAAAGCACTAGCTAGGTCTATGAATCACACAAAACAAGTTAAAGCAGCTAACGTTTTAAATAACGCTTTTAACAATGCATTTACTGGTGGCGACGGCGTTGAACTTTGTTCAACTCTTCATCCACTAGCATACGGCGGTACATTTGCGAATGAACCAACTGTAAATGCTGACTTAAATGAAACTTCTCTTGAAAACGCACTAATTGATATTAGTAATTTCGTTGACGAAAGAAACTTAATTGTTGCTCTAAATGGTTCAAAACTTGTTATTCCATCACAACTAAGATTTGTTGCTGACAGAATACTAGAATCTACACTTCGTTCAGGCACTGCCGACAACGATATCAATGCTATGAGGAACACAAGCGCTCTTCCTGGTGGATATGTAGTGAACCATTTCTTAACAGATCCAGATGCATTCTTCATTATGACTGATGCACCTAATGGTCTTAAACACTTCGAAAGAAGCCCGTTAAGAACAGCTATGGAAGGTGACTTCAATACCGGAAATATGAGATATAAAGCTCGTGAGCGTTACAGCTACGGGTGGTCAGATCCACGTGGAATCTTTGGTTCTACAGGTGTTTAATTAACACTCAATATTCTGAGAGAAAGGGTAGTTTAGGCTACCCTTTTTTTTGTCTTGCGTTCCAGGGCAACATTACATAGTATGGAGATACTTTGACAATCATTTCGATTGACAGATACTCAACTGACAAAGGAGATTAAAATGAGTAAAACAACTTTTTCAGGTCCTATTAAATCAGGTCCTATAAGATCAACAACTGGTATTAACGTACAAAACGATATAGCTGACGTAGGCTTTGTAGTAACAGCACAATCAGCCGCTGTGACTCAAACAGCGACAGCTCCTGCAACAACTATTATTATTCCTGCTTACAGCAGAATTTTATCAATTAAACTATTTATAACAACAGCTTGGAATGGTGCTGCTTCAACAGCAGGCATTGGTTTTGACGATGGTACAGTTATAACAGCAACAGCCTTAACATCAGCAGCAGGTGTCGCTGGCGGTACAATAGGAATGAACACTGATAATATTGAACCAGGCGCAGATGCCGCTAGAACAAATAATTGGTTAAATACTGGTACAAGCAAAAAAAGAATTAGAATTTTAAGTGCTAATGCTGGTGCAGGCGTAGGAACTCTTGTAGTGCAGTACGTTCAAGCACAAAGTAAAACATTTACTGTTTAGGAGGCTTAAATGGCTGGACCAACTAATGTCGCAAACTTAGGAGCAGGCGCTAATACTGTTTTGGTTAATCCAAAATCAGCGAATCCAAATATTCGCAATATTGGTGGGCCAAGCACTT